CTCTAATAGTGACTGGAGTCACAGACCCGGATCCTGCTGCAGAAGCAATGGAGCCGGACAACTAGACTCCGACGTTACCGTATGGCTCAACGACAGGGGCCTTCCGACTTATGACAACGCTAAGGCTGCATACAGTCTTGTCGAAGTAGGAATAGGATCAGCGGCGTCTGACGACTTCTATCGCCACGAACTGAGGCGTGTGCAAGGCGTACTTAAATCAGTTCTTGTTATAAATATGGGCGAGAGTGAATATTATTATGTAAAAATTTCGAATGTCTCGTGTTACGATAAGAAAATAACAAAAATAGTAGGAGCAAGTTTCGTAGGCAATCTACGACACGATTTCAGTTACTGTCAGGACGGTCTCTGGTATGATAAGCTCCAGAAGAAAATTGATCACAAAAAATTTGAAAAATATTAAACGCAAACAAAAAAGACGTGGTTTCGAACATAGCTGAGTATCGCTATTATTACAATACACAGAACAAAGACACACAGAAGATAACACAGTTTCATCACACACACGTTCGTTTGAAAGACTTGTTTAACAAAAACAACAAAAAACTTGTTGGTCGCGAAGCAGTTTTAGCTGAAATGCTAGACCGATTCAACAACATTGAAAGCACTCACGCTACCTTTTGGGTGTATTTTAATGCGGCGACAGAAGAATCGAGAAATTATTTGATCAATATTTTGCTTGACGTAGGGAGCATCAATCTAGATGTTCTCAAAAAAGAAGGCGTATGGGCTAAGCAAATGCAAGGCCTGGGCAGACTTGAACTTAGTCAGACTTTTGAGCTCAATGTCTTGGTCAATAGGCTCGAGACAGAAGTTGACTGGGCACAAGAGAAACGGAATCGCACGAATCCGAGACTAGCACAAGTGCAGCCACATGAAACGTATGAGGCTTGTCTGAAGTTATTCGGAGATGCAAAAATCGAAGGCAAACGCGCGTTCAAGTATTCTTTTAAGGACTATTGGCAACAGCGAGCAGTCCTGATGCCCAATGGATCTGTTCACTCGGAGTATCCAGAAGACAAACGCATCATCAAGGATTTAGACTACAGGCTCAAATCGAAGAAAGGTTTCTTTTCATCACTGGACAACGTTACACATGAACAGTGGATACAACGGCCTCCAGAAATACACGCTTACACTTCAACCAAATATGAATGGGGCAAGACAAGAGCGTTGTATGGCTGTGACGTCACATCACACGTGCATGCTGACTTTGCGCTCAACAAATGTGAAGAAACATTCCCTTCGTATGTACCGACAGGCTCAAGGGCAACTGCTGATTACGTGGCTGGTGTTGCGAAAAACATGAAGCATCTCATCCCTTTTTGTTACGATTATGATGACTTCAACTCGCAACACAGCTTTGATAACATGAAAGCTGTACTGCGAGCTTGGCGTCAGGTGTATCGCAACAATCTGAGCAGAGCGCAATTAGCGAGTCTCGAATGGACCATCCGCTCGATAGACTTGCAGATCGTGCACTGTAGTCAAACTGATGATTCGTACAGAACCGCAGGCACGCTGTTTTCAGGCTGGAGACTCACTTCTTTTATGAACACAGCGCTTAATTATGCTTATCTTGAAGCATGTGGAATTTCGTCTTTACTATCATATTCATTGCACAACGGTGATGATGTTTTAGGCGTCGCTACAAGTTTCGAGCCAATGTTAAAATTATTAGCCAATTCAAAGAAGAAAGGTATTAGAGCCCAGGTTTCGAAGATGAACATAGGCACTATAGCAGAGTTTTTAAGAATGGACTTCAATGCTGCTAAGCCAACAGCTAAGCAGTATTTAACACGCGCCTGTGCCACATTTGTGCATTCCAGAATCGAAAGCGGTAGCGCTCGATCACAACGTGCTTTGTATGAGTCTTACTTTACAAGAAGAGATGAAATCTTAGCACGCGGAGGGTCAAGTTATATCATCCGACTTTTTGATAAACAGATTTCTTTTGCGAATTCGTTGTTCAAGACACCTGATTTCAAGAAAGAGTACG